CTCATCAACCTCCGAAGAGGATTTCTTTATGGAGTTGTTGAGGCTCCAGCGCCCGGACGGATGGACGACTTCCTACCATTTCAGGTAGGCTTGGGGCTAGAGGCCCCTCGAGACTGGGATTGATACACCAGTGACTTTCGGCATCGGACATGGATACAAGTGCATGCTTGGCAACCAATTTTTCAACAGATGATGTCCGTCAACATCAAATCCTTATTGAGGTAGTTAATTTACATAATTCCTATGTGATCTTTTTACGTTGTCAGCCCTTACTGTCGACTTATAACAATTCCACGGTGTTGTGCGAATTGCTTACGGTCTACGGGGCATAAATGACGTTAACCTTCCATGTAAAGGGTTGATCGGATATATGCGTTTCACAGTCCTCGCAGGTCTTATCTCTGATTTTGCCAATCAACAGAGCGGCTAGAAGAATAAATTGGGGTGGTTGTGCAAGGTACGCTATGCACTAGTATACGATGGTGTTTGTTAGAATTACTTAGGCCAAGAATGGGCCAATAATCTCTGCGGCTTCAATTAGGGCTGGGGCTGCTTCGGTAAAAACCATTGCAACCTTTCCAACCCATGAAAAGGTGGAAAGCGCGGCTTTCCCAACCACGTCGAGAACTTCACCTGCATTTGCTGCTATAGCGATTGTCTTTTCGAATGTGGCGCCAAGACCACCATGTTTGGTAGCCCCGACGGGTTCGACTATACATCGGGTAGCAGTGTCTCCTGCAGGTACGATTGAATGATTGAATGAAACATCAGTAGGTCCAGCTGTAGCGTCTCCGTTGTCGTTCGCCAACACTTTTACAAACCCAGTGAAGGGTTCACGGAAAACAATTCTTGTGACGTCTGTGTTCACGTTGAACGCACCGGCATAATCTGGGGCCTGGTGACCGCTACGTCCATCGTGTTGAACATCCAACATTAATGTGTTGCTCTTGTGGGCATAATCGCTTATTGGCAAATCCAAAACAGTGTTTGTTGCTCCATTGTATGGGGTAAGAGCATAAGGATCTCCAGCTTTACCAACCACACCGCTGTGGTTAGGGCCGGAATCAAACTGCAGCCAGGCACTCTTTGCCGCAGTTTTACTTGTTTTGGGACCAGAAAACTCTACTTCGTAGGACACATAGAGATCTCCAAATTGAATGTCGCTGCTAATATTATAAACAGCGGCAATCATGTAGCCAACATCTGAGGTTCTTAACTCATTTGCATCAACAAGGCCATGATGCAAATCACGAGTATGTAGAAGTTTGTTCAAGTGTATCTTCTTGCAGGGTAAGGTCAAGCTATCATAGACAGCAGCCCTGACACAAGACTCAGCGTTGAACAACTCAGTGCGATTGTTGGGAATATCGTCAGCAGCATCGTAAATGATAGCCAGACCAATGCCACCTGCAGTTGTCGTCGGGCACGTCGGTTGGTATGAGAAAGTAAGGGATTTGAACTTATATTTCTCAAACCTTGACGCAACATTTGACAACCAAGGAAAAGTAGCACCGTCTGCTGGATTGATGTTGTAACGAAAAGGCTCACGCTTTGCGTAAGTGTTTCCGATGGCAGTGGTTCTCTCAAGTAACGCATTGTTAAGATCAACTGGGTTGATGTACTCGCGATGACGGACAGTAAGAGAATTGCCATTAGAAGTGAATTTAGCCTGGGAAGACTTAGTAATTCGAGTGTTTGAAATTCCTTTAGAATTCCGAGTGTTATTGTTGTTATTTGTGTTTGGAAGGTGGTAGTTTAAGTCGGCGGATACCTCAGTCCGGACGACCGTATAGCCCAACAGTTCAAACTTTCTGGGGGATCTCTCCCCTTACGCGGGCACTTGAACTGATAACCTGACCTAAATAGGTCTCCCACTCAATTGAAGGCGTGCATGGATCACCTAAGGACTCATTGGTGTTTCCTTGTCCGTAATTCTCGACAATTGATTCCACTCCTGGCGGGCGCATTCGGACGTATCCTACTACGACTTCCACTCAAGGCATTTATTGATCCCGAACAGCTACCAAAAGGTCGGAGCTTGTTCGGGCGGAGCTAGTCGTTGGGGCAGATCTAGCTGCAAGGTATAATCGGTGATGGGATTTGCATGTGTTAATGCGCATCGATTATCATAATACTTTTCTAGGGCAACTTGCTCTTGTGGTGTTATGCCAAAAGCAAAATAAAAGGAAATGCGTGTGGTCGTGTCAATATCACACACGCCCAACATCCCGTCGGATAGGTCTTGACGGTAATGCCAGTAATAATCTCCCTCCTTTGGTCGCCATGGTTTAGCAGAACGACAAAACCATTCGTAATATGATTGGAAAACAGGTACCCCGCGACTCATGGCGCGACCACACTCGCCTTTAGCTCCAAGCATCTTCTCG